CGCAGCGCCAGTTTTTAAACGTGCCGAAATTAAACAGCATCCGTTAATGACGGCTTTTTATGGGATGGCGGCATGACAAAAAGCCGAAATCTTATGGCCAAAAGACATATTTGGACTGATGAACAAATCGCGATTTTAAGAAACCGTTACCCAAATGAGAAATCAGAAATTATTGCTAAAGATATTGGCGTTGTCATTGAGTCAATTTACAACAAGGCATATTCCCTTGGATTAAAAAAATCTGATGAATTTTTTAATTCTCCTGTTTCTGGTCGAACTAATGGGAAACAAGGTGCTTGCTCAAGATTTGTAAAAGGTGTGAAACCCTGGAACAAAGGTATGAAAGGTTTACAAATTGGTGGCATAGAAACACGCTTTAAGCCTGGTTCAAAACCAATCAATCATAGGCCAGTTGGAAGTACCCGAGTATCTGTTGATGGATATGTAGAAATAAAAATTGCCGAGGGATTGCATCAATGGAGATTGCTCCATCGTGAAAACTGGAAAAAACAACACGGTGAATATCCACCAAAAGGTATGGCGTTGGTATTTAAAGATGGCAATAAACAAAATTGCGATATATCAAATTTAGAACTTTTGACCAGGGACGAATTAATGGATCGAAATACATACCATCGCTATCCAAAAGAAATTGCTCTTTTGTTGCAATTAAAGGGCGCATTAACAAGACAGATAAATAAGAGAACAAAACATGAGCAAAAATAATATTGAAGAATTAAGGCAGTATTTATTCGATACGATGCGTGGATTAAAAGACGGATCGATTGCGCTAGAAACTGCAAAAGCCATTAGTGATGTTGGTCAAACAATTATCAATACTGCAAAAGTAGAAATTGACTATGCAAAAGCAGTTAATGGAGATTGTGAAAGTAAGTTTCTCGCTCAAGAAGAAGCCCCATTGCCAGAGGGCATTACCAGTATTAAGCGCCATAGGATCGCATGATGACTAACATTAACAAGACTTTAGAAGAACGTGGAACTCGCTACGGGAAGTTTGTAGATCACGCATCGATCTCTCAGAATTTAAAGTATGTAATGCAAACCACTCCTAATTGGTCTAAATTGCACCCAGATCAAATGGAGTCTTTAGACATGATTGTTCATAAAATCGCCAGAATTCTTAATGGCGATCCAAATTATGATGATTCATGGCATGACATTGCTGGCTATGCAACATTGGTCGCAGAAAGATTACGGGGTAATGTCAAATGATTACAATAGAAGAATCAAAATTAAGTTCAATGTTATTTGCGGCTGCCCAGGCAGGGGCAGAAAAGGCTATAAGCGCCCTAGTTTCATACAACCTTAAAGATGCTGCAAAACAAATTGGCATTACACCAAAGACGTTAACTAAAAGAATTTTAGAAGGAAAAATACGTTCTGTTGATGGCCGTATAACTGGATCAGAAATTAGACGTTATTTAGCAAGCTAATCTAATCTGGAGGCCACATCTTCAGGATTTGGATTGTAATATTCCAACGCCCTTTTGGGGTCTGTCCATCCAAAGATTTTGCACATATCAAAAATAGCTTGCTGGGCAGTTACGTCTTTATTGCTTTTAAATTTACCAGCCATCCAAGTTGCCGCAGTATGGCGTGTATCGTGAAAAGTAAACCCTGATAAGCCTTGGCGTTCTCGAATGGTTCTAAAACGGGCATCTAAAGTTTGCGGTTTAAGGGAAAAAACAGATTCTTTATCAAAACCACGCATTTTATTGACTATGCGAACGGCTTTTTTAGACAAGGGTACATCTCGCCCCATTCCCGTCCTTCTGCCAATTTTATCGATCTCTATGACTAGGTGGCGGGGTTTGACGTTGCTCCAATGCAGTCCCGTCATATCCCCTGCCCTCATTCCCGTACGCAGAGCCAATAAGAAACAAACGGCAATAGATTGAGTTAAAGAATTGATGTGTGGCGCTATAGGGCTGTAATCAAGACCCCTTAAGATTGCTTTAATTTCTGGTCTAGTAATTAACCTTTTACGACTTGGCGGCTCTTTTGGCTTCTTAGAATCCCGCACGGGATTTTCCTTGACCCATTGCCAACGCAGCCTAGCGGTCTCCATCACGCCTGAGAGCATTCCTAATTCCCGCAAAATAGTGCCATCTTTGACGGTCTTAGATCGTTCTTTAGAAAAGTTTTCAAAGTCAGTAGGGTTAATAAGTCCAATCTTCTTGGATAGCGGCAACCATTCAGGATGAGCTAAAAACGCATCAATCCGAATTTGCTCCCATCTGGATCCCGCATTGTCTGGGCTTACCTCATCACGGTATTTAACCAGCGCATCTTTTAAGGTGTACTTATGGGCTGGCGCAGTTTTAGAATCTTCACGAATAGCTGTTTCTTCTTTAGCGACCCACAATAAGGCTTCCCGCTTAGTCACAAAGGAGGCGCTCTTGCGTACACCTTGTATTTCGATCTCGGCTCGATAGCCTTTAAGAGTTTTTCTAATGTAAGCCATGCGGGATGTTTTGCGGGATTTTAGCGGGATCTATTGTTTAATTTCTTCCAATTTAATGGAAACAAGAAGAAACGGCAACCTGCAAACCCTTGTATTTACTACTTATTTCTTTTTAGTGGGAATTAAAAAGGAAATTATGGTGCCCGAGGCCGGCACCAAAGAGCTATATGTTATATGGGGTTTAATGGTCATTGCGGGAAAACAGCGGGAATTCGGGTGCTATTTTAGCGGGATTTTTAGTGCCGAAATTGCGGAATTTATATTATTTTTCAACTTGTAGATCATAAATGAAATTGCGATATACCCCCTATATCGCATTTCCCAAATGGGAATAAATGGTTAAAAATGTGACCAAATGAGCAAAAACTTCCCGATATGGAAAGATTCATAAAACGATCTTTAACCGCTATAAGGGTTCATTTATGATTCTTTTTTACCCCATTGGTAACTAGCGCAAACCTTTGATTTTTGAGATTTTCTGCTCAAATTCCCAATCTTCTTTGCAATCCCCGCCATAGCAAAATCTTCCATTGGAAACTTCTTCATTGCAATATAGACATCGACCTGTAAATTTAATCGGTTGATTCTTAAATCGTGCCGCCCGTATTGAAAGTTCACGGTGCTGTTCTTCAATGTCTGATGCTTGATCGAATATGTCTGTCATTCTGATGCTCTCAATTTCAATCTCCAATATAGGCTGCTATTTAATGCGTAGGGTTTAGATGGGTCATACATTCGGAATCCAGCGCTAATTAGGCTGTTTGCAGACGGTGAGTTATCGGATGTATCACTTATTAACCAATTAAATCCCATCGTCTTAGCGGCTCTTATACGGGCTTTAATCATCCGTTTTTGGAGTCCATTTCCTCTGTATTTGTAGCTAACCCCTGCCCTACATAAATAAGCCGTGTCCCACCATTGGGTAGATTGAACTAGCCCAGCATATCCGGCTGCATCTCCATTTTCTGAGTAGGCGATAAACCAGACACCTTTAATAGGTTCATATGGCTGATCGAGTGGCAGGGTTTCTTTTTGCAACCTTAGAATTAGCGCCCTAACCCTTGGCGATTTAATGTTTGCCTTGCGGATCGAAAACTTCATGCCGCAGCCTTGATTTTTGCTCTACCGAAAATAGTATTTGAGCTTTGCGACCATGAGCCACAGGTTAAACATTGATACCGTTGATATGTGCCTACTGAGCTTATTGAGTTGCCCCGTTTTTGCAGGGAATGGCTGCCACAAGTAGAGCAGCATCGATCCTCTGAAAGTAGGTTCATATTAGGATGAGATTTAATCCAAGGTAAAACAGCCTTGTAAACCTCCTCCATAATCAGTACGTCATTCTCGTTATATTCCCGCATCGTGCGCCAAGCTGCTTTATTACCAGCCATGCACTTTTGCCAGAGTTCCATCCCTTGATGCTCTGTTTTTTTCCCAATATTGAGCCGTCTGGTGATGTAGTCCAGCTTGTTCGATGGAAATTTAAACCTACCCTTCATGGTTCTGAGTAGATCAATCGTTTTATATGGTGCTGGGGGTTTTAGCTTATGCAGTAAGAATTGGGCGTTTAAGTGCTTGTGGTCAAAGTTAATCCCGTTATAGGTAACGGTAGCATCACACTCATTTAAGAGTTCGTGTATCCCCTTAATCATTTCCCTAGGGCTAGATTGATGTACTGAATCAAACATAATCTCATCTGATCCATACTACTTAGCAGCCCAGCAGAGAATAGTACCTTCTGCGATGATATTTTTGAAGTTAATATTCTGATCCCATAAGCCAAATACAAGCGCCTCCATAGGACTCGTTTCAATATCCAGCAGCAATATCTTCATGCTATTGAGCCGCCAGCCTCTACATATACTGCTTTTAGATCACTCATTTTGTTGGTGTGTTGCCCATAAGTTGAATCTGGCAAACTTGCCCAGATGTTGTTGCATTTGCGTACAGCATCTTCAAACCGCCCTGCGTTGATGTCATCTAATGCGTGGCGTTCTTTAATTTGTTGTAAAGCGATGATGTCTTGGCTGGCTGGGGAAAAATCTTTGATGCCTAGCTGAATACAGTAGATGCTGTAATAACGTGATAGTAGTTGGTATCTTCCAGATGCCGTAGATTGCAGCGTGTCACTTAGTCTTACTAGCTTTCTAGGGTGACTTACATAAGAAGTAAATAAGTCTGGGTGCTGTGCTGTACTGCCAACAATGACGTTATAGCCATTGTCTGAAACAGCAAGCAAGGCAGCGCCTATTTCAGAGTGGGCAATCATGTCTAAAAATGCTTTTTCGTTATTAGTCATTTAGCCCATGCACTTTCTAGCATATTGACTTCTGCTATTGCGATATCAGCATCGTTTGCCACTTCGACAAGTCTTGCTGAACAATCTTCGACCACGCTTGAGAGGGATGCGATTCTCCTACTAAGGGCCTCTCTGGTATCTGTGGGCAAACCGCTGTTGAAGGAAGTGTTACTGACCCGCAACCCGTTAACAGCATTACGGTTAACAGTATTAATAGCAAGTAAATCGGACTTAGCTTTAGAAAGTGCATTTTGAGCCTCATTTAGTTGATGTTGAAGTAGCAAGGTTTGGGTTTGAGCTTGTACGAGGTCTTTATTTAGACCAATCTCATCCTCTGAAACACGCCGTTCATAGCCGATACTTTCAAAATGATGTATGGCGATTAATAAAGATCCAATAGCAATTCCAGCCGCAATCATTACGCCAAAAACTTTCATTAATAGCGATTGCGGCATAAATGGGAGTATGTTCATAACTTTCCTTCTGGAGTATCTTTTTTAAGACCTAGCGCAACACCAACCCCTGCAAAAACTGCGCCCATTCCCACGCCAAAATCTTGAATAACAAAAGATTCTCTAAGATATAAGTGATGAAATGCGGCTGTCGCAAGTGCATAAACCACCGTTAACCCAGCGCCAATTTTGACAATGCAAAAAGTGGCGTTGTCTGGCTCTGTAAATATATTTCTGAATAACTCTTTAATGGAGTCCACTACATTTCCTTTAGACGTAAAAAAACCGCCCGTAGGCGGTTAGATTGATGCGTTGAAAGTATTTAAGCTGCTACTGGATCAATTACTGGAATCCAAGGAATAGGCAACTGCACAATTGGGGGGTTCTTTTTATCTTCAAGATCTTTATCTAGGTATGTCTCTAATCCCGCTACATCAATTTTCTCTTTAACCCAGCCTACAACTTCTTCTTCTGTCAATGACTCATACGGTTTAAACGAGGCTGCATCTGGTGATTCAAATCCTACGGTTCCATAAGTGCCAACAGAATCTGTTCCGTCTGTGCAGTTAATTGTGTAATGTGCCGTTACTACTACGTCAACTAATCCATCTACAGATTTAGCTGTATCGAGTGCTGCAATTTTATATGTGTATGTATTCATATTATTTAGCTCCTAATTGTAATTCGAGGGCAGTTACTTTTGCGTTGAGTTCTTGGATTGCTGCTACAAGATATGGGATAAGATTAGGTGTTAATCCCAATAGAGTATCCACACCTGTTATTTCTTTTTCTGCTAAAGACGCAGCGTGTTCGCTAACTTGATTGGGCAATACTTTTTGATATTCTTGAGCAATAAAACTAATGTCATGCTTTTTAGTCTCGATATAATCAAATTCTACTGGACGTAAAGCAATAATTGTAGATAGCCCATTTTCAAGAGTTACAATATTTTCTTTAATACGCTGGTCAGAAGTAATGGACCAAAGGGTAGAGTTATTTCCTTGGTACATAGCACCGCCATTTGGAGAAATGAATCCTGTATTTGTTCCTTTCCCTCCAATTGAAACGGAGCATATTACTATTTCATTTGATGCTGCTCCAGAGGCTCCGTTATATGGATTAACTCCTATATAAACACAACCAGTTCCAGTTGTTAAATTATTTCCTGCTGCATAACCTAATGATGTGTTGTATGCGCCAGATGTAGCTCCATTCCCAGCAGAAAAACCTATAAAAGTGTTTCCAGACCCTGTTGCGCTTGTTCCTGCTATATAACCTAAATAAGTATTTGATGTCCCAGTCGTATTACTATACCCAGCTTGATAACCTACTGCGGTGTTGTTAGATGCTGTGGTGTTGTTAAATAAGGATTCATATCCTAAAGCAGTATTATTCCCACCAGTTGTATTTAATCTTAGCGCAGCATATCCTAATCCAGCATTACATGAACCACTTGTATTTGCATACAAAACATCTTTTCCAACAGCAGAATTTTGTACTCCTATAGTACTTCCATATCCTGAAGTAGTTCCAATATAAGTATTTTCATATCCAGTAGTATTACTATAACCAGCTTGATAGCCTACTGCGGTGTTGTTAGAAGCAGTGGTGTTTGACACAAGAGCTTGTGTACCAATAGCGGTATTTAAACTTCCAGTTGTATTACTTAACATTGCTTGGTCACCAATAGCCACATTATTAGAGCCAGTAGTGTTTGCAAATAAAGGTTTAAATCTACCAACAGCGGTATTCGCATCACCAGTTGTATTGGTACTCATTGCTTGATAGCCAATACTTAAATTAGTCCCAGTGGTATTGTTACTTAAAGATTGATACCCAAACACTGTTCCTAAAGACTGACTACCACCACCTAAACCAACAGTAATGCCGTGAATTAAAGCATCCGTAGAAACTTGAAGAAGATTAGATCCTGATGCTGCTGTTGTACCAACAAGCAAACGACCAGAAGTATCAATACGCATACGTTCTGAAGCGCCAACAACAAATTGCATATTTACTGATGCTCTTGAATCTGCAATAGCGGTATAGCCCGATCCTGAAGAAGCTGTAAACGCACCTACATCTGCTACCTTTAAATTTAGCGCTGAAGTCGATGAACCATTTACTGCTAAAGCAACTGTATTTCCACCAAAGTTAGGCGTAGTAGTACCAATACCTACGTTACCAGCAGAGTCAATACGCATTCTTTCTAAACCAGAAGTATAGGAAGCTAAAACATTATTTAAGCCATCATAAGTTAGAAAGTTAGATAATGAGCCAGAGCGTACTGCTTGAAGCGATACATAAGCCGCTTCAGAGCCAGCCGTAATACCAGTCATCTGAGTATTAAATTTTGCGTAAGGTATATTTGCAGACGACGAATTTAAACCATCAAAACGTATATCGCCAATATAGTTATTTGCTACTGCTGTGTCTGTTCTTTTTATAAATACAAATTGTTCTGATGCAGACTTAAATACTACGTCACCTCCAGTTACATCGAGTTTTCCTGATGGCGTAGAAGTACCAATACCAACTAAACCACCTGTATCAATACGCATTCTTTCGCTACCGCCTGTGTACATTGTTAGTGGTAAGTATGTGCCTGTTCCACGAATTGAAGACGTAATACGAGCATCACTTCCACCTAAAATTGCGAGTTGTGCAAAAGATGAATTTACTAATAGCGGATCAGATTCAGCAGAAAAGTTTGAATTAACAGACGTGCCATTGGGGGCAAGTGTTAATGTAGTTGTTCCATTAACTGTACTTGTTTGAAATGCAACACGACTAGCTATAGTAGCGTTACTAAAATCACCAGTGATGCGGTTACCAGTACCAGTAAATGTATAGCTACCAGCGTTTGTTTCACCAGTAGATGTAAGGGTCGTAAATTTACCCGTTGCTGGAGTAGTAGCGCCAATAGCAACGCCGTTAATATTTCCGCCTGTAATTGCTACGTTTGAAGGGTTAATAGAGGCTGCGCTTGCTGCTGCTGCTGTTGCGCTATTTGATGCATTTGTTGCAGATGTAGCCGCTGCGGTGGCTGAATTACCAGCATTAGTAGCTTGTGTAGATGCTGTTGTTGCTGATCCAGCCGCTGCGGTTGCTGAATTTGCCGAATTTGTAGCGGATGTAGAGGCATTTCCAGCTTGGGTAGTAGCTGTACTTGCTGAACCAGACGCAGATGTAGCTGAAGCTGCTGCATTGGTTGCCTGAGTAGTTGCTATTCCAGCTTGCGTAGTGGCGGTCGATGCAGATCCAGAAGCAGATGTAGCAGAGTTAGCTGCATTAGTTGCGCTGGTTGCTGCATTAGTAGCTGATGTTGTTGCAGAAGATTCTTTGGTAGTTGCTATTCCAGCTTGTGTAGTAGCGGTGCTTGCCGATCCTGCTGCTGCGGAAGCTGATCCCGCAGATGCAGTAGCGCTATTAGCGGCATTGGTAGCTTGAGTTGTAGCCGTTGTAGCCGAACCCGCTGCTGCTGTTGCGCTATTTGATGCATTAGTAGCTTGAGTAGTGGCGGTGCTTGCTGAACCTGATGCGCTTGTTGCAGATGCAGCAGCATTAGTAGCTTGAGTTGTTGCGGTAGTTGCGGAACTGGCAGCATTGGATGCGCTAGATGCGGCATTTGCAGCACTTAATGCTGCGGCAGATTGAGACGCTTGAGCAGTTGCATCGTAATCTTGCCAAGCAGTTCCGTTATATATACGAAATTTTTCTGGAGATACGCTGTTATTTTCGTACATGATGCCATTGTTTAGCGCAATGCTATTGGCAGATGCAAAAGTAGCAGCAGCAGAATCTGATGCAAAAGAACCTAAAAACGCACCTCTAAAAGAAGCAAGTAAGGCGGCTGTACTATTTGCAGATGAAGATGCGCTGGTAGCTGAACCAGCAGCAGCCGTAGCGCTATTTGCCGAATTAGTAGCGCTAGTTGCGGAGTTTGTGGCTGATGTTGCGGCTGCGGTGGCTGATCCAGATGCTGCCGTAGCTTTTGTAGTAGCTATACCAGCCTGAGTAGTGGCTGTAGTAGCAGAATTCGTTGCATTAGTTGCTTGAGTCGTAGCGGTTGCGGCAGAGTTTGCGGAATTGGTTGCTTGAGTAGCTGCTGCTGTTGCTGATCCAGCGGCGGCGGTGGCAGATGTGGCAGATGCTGTAGCTGAATTTGCGGCATTAGTAGCTGATGCTGATGATGCCACAGCATTTGCGATGGTAATGGGATTTACTTCTCCAATATCACCTTTAACTCCAATGGGGGCTAAGTTAAGCTCAACGGTAAAATTGCTATCTGTTACCTCTAGCGCAACCGAATTTAGTTGTACTGGTTGGATTTCTACCGATAAGGTCATAGTGTTACCTGTTCAATGAGTGAGACGTAAAAGGTTTCTGTTGATCTAACTATTCCCTGCTCTGTAAATTGAATATCACAAAGCAAGTTTCCAGAAGGCCATGTAGACGTATCTGAATTTGATGGTGTCAAAATAAAAACGCCAGGATTATTTGTTTGATCCGCTTTGGTTATTACTAGATCCGTTACTAAAACCGCAGCTTCTCGAATTTGGCTTTTAATATCTATGTTTGTAATGTCGTATGGAACGCCGTTTTGCAAATAAGTGCAATTAACGGTAAACGAATCACCTTTTTTAAAGTCTGGAAGGCTAATGGTCATATCTGTCCTTATGCTGGAAATTTTGATTTCAAGAAATCTTCAAACAAAAAAAGCGCCCTGCTTCCCATGTGTCCTGATATGCCGACTAATGCAGCAGTTACCAAAGGCGCTATTTGTGAGTTTTCGCATAGCCAAAACGTCAGAACTCCCGCAAATCCTGATGTGACTATTTCTCCGACTAATTCGGCAATATTGAAAATGCGTGTTTGACCTAGGGCTAACTTACGCATGAAGTTAACAATCCCACCCAAAATAGCAAGTGAGAAAACCCACCCATAAGTGATAATTGAATATGACGTAGGATCTTTTTCCATGAATGTTATTCCTGAATAAATGTGTTGAATTTTTTTAAATTTTCAATAGATGTAATAACTTGAAGGTTAGATTCAACATGCAAACCACAAACCTTTTTATTAATCAACGGAATAACATGGTCAACATGCCATTTGACTCCGGTTACATCGCTTCTTTTTTTGGCAATCTCATAAATTTCTTCAATAAAAAATTTATTAGCCCATCTTGGTGTTGCGTTTAATAATGCTGCTCTTCTATTTGCTCTATATAAGGTCAGCTTATGTTTATTAATAGCTTTCCATGCTCTCTTCTTTTGCTGTCTTTGATCTTTATTTTTTGAGTAGTCAATTTTTGAATTTATTAGAATTGCAGCTTTTTTAGCCTTGTATCTAATTGCAGACCGTATAGATACTTTTTCTTTATTTTTTTGATAATGCTCAGCAGAAGTTTTTAATTTTCTTTCTTTTACGCCCTCACGCTTAACGTACTCAGAATCGTATTGTGATTTTTTGAGCTTTAACTCAGCATCCTTATCAATCATAGAAATTTTCTAGGCAATAAAAAACCCGCCGAAGCGGGTTGGGTTTTGTAATTACGGTTAAGCTGGTGGGGCTATAAATTTTCCTGTGTCATCCTTTATCCATCCAACTTCAACGCTATCTTCTACAACATAAGTTTGAGGATGAGGATTTTCTGGATCAAATTGCGGAACTTGATCTAAGTTTAATAAAACAACAACTTTTTCAATTTCGTTATTAATAAAAGTACTTGCATATTTCATGTGTATTTCCTTAAAAAATTATCCACCGCCACTACCAGCGGTATTCACAGAGCTAATAGGCGTATCGAAATAATTTCCATTGGATATGGTTATTCTTTGAAAGTTGTAGGTAGTCGTTCCGCTATAAAAACTCCAAGAAGAAACGCTTGAAATCCCGTTTCCAGCAGATCCCGCATAGTTTGCGCTTGCTACGTTTGCGGCTGCTGTAATAAAACCGCTGTTATTTGTTAGTTGACTGGTATATGTCGGAGAAGTAACGGTAACTGCGCCAGTTTGACCATTAACGGATGTCACTCCACCGTTTCCAGCAGATCCAGCGGAGGCTGCATATCCCGCAGATCCAGCGCTATTGGCGTAATTTACCGAAAAATTTGCTGGGTTATAGACGTAAAAATTTACCCCGTCACTACCACCCCATAACCAGGTTGGCTGCCCACCTTGACCAGACCATGCCCAATTCCATGTAGTTACCGATGGTTTTCCAGACACTCCAGACCAGGGAACAGTAGATGCTGAACTTGCAGATCCAGAGCTAGTAGCATAAGAAACGCTACCAGCAGATGTCTGATAACCGCTTGGATTGGTAGAGTTGTATGGGGTATACCCAAGAGCAGAAATAACATTTATGGCAACCCCACTAGCAGATGTAATTCTTCCCTTTGCATCCACAGTAAATGATGGAACTGTTACAGATGATCCAAACCCACCGACATTAGAATTGACTGATGTTAGGGTTGATATTAATGTTACAGGTCCAGACCCATCAATGTTTACTGATCCTGTTATATCCCCAGAAATATTTAATGCAAATGCGTTTTTTAGCTTTATAGCTTGTGAAACTACGATTGCATAAGTTGCAGTTAGGGCAGACCATGCTGATCCAGAAAACTTTTCCCAATAGGAATTTGCTGAATTCCAGCGAATTGCATTTACTGGAGTGTTTGCTGGGCTTGTTGTTGCTGGGTCTAATCCTAAAGCAAGGTCAATAGCAGTTGATTTAATTTCTGTTGGAATATTGACATAGTTATCAGATGTGATCGGTTTATTAAAATCAGAACTAGACATAATTAATAGCCTTTAGCTGCCCAAGAAACCGTGCCGTTGACACGAATTCCAGAGGAATTGAATAAAAGAATTTTGAAGCTGGTTGGATAAGGGGCATCTAAGAAATCATAGATTGCGGTTATTGGTGTAGTTGATTTTGGTGTTACTTGAATAGAAATAACATCAACAAATTGAACAAAGAAATTAACTACAGTTCCGCCGCTATCAGATGCTAGGCAATTTACATTTCCAGCGTCGTTTTTTAATTTAACGTCTAATTTAAATTCAAGAGAATCAATTCTGATTATTGATAAATTATCAGATGACGTTACTGTAACTCTATATTTAACATATCTAAAATTCGTTAAATAGGCTTGAGTAGTATTTGAATAATCTATCCAAGTAACCCCATCAGCACTTGAGCTTATGGTTGTTGATAAAGTTGGAGATCCTGAAATTACATCACTTGTAATGTTTACTGCTACATTTGATGATGAAATTACCGCACCATAATCAATTAGCTCTTCATAGTATCCGCTTGATAGTGATGGTTGAGCATAAACAGGATAACCAGCATTTATCTGATCTTGTAAAGTATTCCAACCATGCGTAGAAAAATGTGCAGCAAAGGTTGAGGATGTATCAATAGGCAGAATTAACGATCCAGAATCAGTAATTGCATTATTTTTTGTGCCATTAAAAATACTGTATAAATCGGAATGTAATATGTAATCAGGGGGCTGATTTACTAATGCTGTGACTAGCGACGGCGTTCCATAATTACCAGCGCTATCAATACCCGTGATCCAATATGTATAGTTTCCAGCGGCTGTTTCAAAAACGGTGGTAAACAGACCAGATTTTGTTCCAAGAACAAAAGCGGAGTTATAGTCCGTGCCTTTTCGCACTTCATAAGAAGAAACGGGCAATGAACGAGTTGAATCCGTCCAATAAAGAAGAACATTATTATCAATTACTTGAGCAGTAATAACTGTTGGCGCTGGAGGTATTACTAGAACTTGAACCTGACCATAGCTTCCGATGTTTCCCGCTACATCAACACCAGCAACCCAAAAAGTATTAGATCCGCCAAAGTTTGCTGGTGCTTGGTATTGATTTGTATAAGATTGCGCTACATCTGTTGCTAAAGCTAATGTTGCACCTGATTTGATAATGTAATGGTCAATTGGCAACGCAGTAATAGCATTAGTCCAACTTAATACATAATTCTCACCATTAAACGATGAGGCTATTGATGGAGATGAAGGTGCTGGTATCGTCAAACTTTGTGATGCATACCCACCAATATTTCCTGCTACATCTACGGCAGCTACCCAATATGTTTGCGACCCACCATAAGTAACCGCACTTTGATATTGAGTTGAATATGCAATTGCTATTTGAGTTGCAGCAGCTAATGTAGCGCCATTTGAAATAATGTAATGGTCTATAGGGAACGTGCTAAGAGGAATAGTCCAATTTAAAACATAATTTTGCCCAATAATGCTTGTGTTTAACGTTGGGGTTGCTGGTGTCCCAATGGTTACAGAAACTTGTGCAGCGTTTGTAGACTCGCTATTTTTATTGTTTCTAGCTTTAATAAAGTATGTATAAGAACCCGATGATTTTGGTGGAAGTGTTACGGTGCTACCTTTGTAATATCCAACTAAAGAAGATGCTCCCCAAGAGCTTCCTTGCCTAATCTCATAATCATAAAGAGATGGTAATGGAACCTGATTCCAAGTTAATTGAATTCCAGTTGGTATTAAAAGCTCTGTAATTGCCGTAACATCTGGCGGAATAAGTGGCTGACCATTTACGGTAAATGATTGTAAAAATACTGACCCAGCAAACGTCCCAGAAGTGGGTAAAATTTGAATATCCAAAGAACCAGTTTGGTCTACCGTCAAATCAAATTGATTTGTATATGTAGTCAACCTATTCCAAGCGCCTCCATTAATTCTCCATTTCACATCGCCTTTTTCAAAATTAGACGCATAAAAACTAACAGTAATTAACGATAAAACGTTGTTATCACTTCCCATATACACCAACTCGCTAATAGTTGCGGAGTTAACCATTGGGGTGCTATTAAGCAATAAAGTATTTGAATAAGCGGCATTCCAAGTTCCATCCCAAGCTGAATAAAACTCTGGATCTTCATCGGTTGCAACTACAGTAACCCTAGATTCGCTTGAAGGCTGAACAGAAAGTATTTTTACTAGCTTTCCTGGAGTTGGCAATGGAGAGAAAAACCAAATATGATCCATATCCAACGTTCCAGTTTCAAAATCTGGAGCGACATTTAATGTCAAGGAGTTTGAATCTCCGCTACCAGAAACGACTGTGTATGTAGTCATTGTTCCATCTGGCTTTTTAAGCATTAAATAGTCTGTTTTTCCACTTCTTGGAACAGTTCTATCTATTGTTAATGTGTTTCCAGTATGGCTAATAACTCGACCAGAATACCCCCATTGGGTAAGGTCGTGAGATAGCAACACTACGTCACCACGTTGGCATACAAATCCTTCAAAATCGCAATCCCATTGAATTCGACGAGTTCTGTAGTATTGCTGTGCGGCAATGTAATTTGCAAATTTACCAGCCATTGCTTGATTGGTACAGCCAAGCAAATTAATCGAGCTTGATCTGGATGGGCTTGTTACGCCTGGAACAATTACCCTAACTTGATCTTGAACCCAGTTATTTGCTGGATTAACGTAAGTAACAATGACTTCTTCTGCAAGCTGTTCCGTTATGTAATTAACTGAAAAACTTCCTCGCAAAATATTGCTCATTCCAAATGCAGCTACTGGAGATGCGTTTCTTTGATCCCAAACAACGCCTATTTTTCCTGTTGCCCATGATGGTGAAGCAAAACCACATCTTGCAATTGTTGTAAGTACATCCGCTGCGGTCTGAGTGCTATCAAAGACAGCATTAAAGCTTAAACTTTCAGCATCACAAAATGCAGCCCAAGAATGTAGCCCATCCAAATCAATTTGGGAATCTGGCATTCCTACGCCATACAGAAGTTTTCCAGCGCTATCAAATCTTCCTTTGGAAAAATCCATAAACCAATGTGCAGGGTTACTGGTCTGTCCATAAACCCAAGATGAACCGTTCCAGTAATTAGCATTTGCAATCGCCGTGACCGAAAGCTGCTGAACCGTTCCATTTAATTGATCGGACGCTTTAATTACCAAGCCAATTCTATTTTGCCCAACATAAGTAGAGGTATCTAATTGATAACTTCTTAAGGTGTCCCAAGTAGTTGCGTTTTGGGTTCTGGAATCTGTAGAATCTGCGGTATTTCTTAAAATTCTTACGTCATAAGCACCATTTGCAACGTCAATATAGTAAGTTTTTCTAATTGGGCTTTGGGATGCGCCAGAAATAATGACAGTATTGCTAACTTCATTTTCAATGGTTGAATTAATCCAAGAAGATGTGCCAGTTGGCCTATGTTGAATAGTTAAAGAAACGCTAGTTGAGTCTAATCCACCATTATTATTTGCATAGTAAAGGGTTGTAATAACATCAATTCCAAGCTTGTAAGAATCTGTAGAGCTTGAGCGTGTCATCCATCCGCTTGCATTAGTAAGAACGCCGCCTGAAATGGTATCTACATTTCCAGGAAAAGAAGTTATTCTTCCTTGGGAATCGCAACCATACCAGGCGTAATTTGTGTAATCTGTAATTGGACTGGTTCCAATCTGCCAATTACTTAGAGCTAAATCAGATAAACCTAGGTTAAAAATCTGATATAAGTATTGATCGTCACCTTGAAACTCTGTATATGGTTTTGCTCCCATATCTGGAAAAAATTGCATTGTTCCCATTACGACGGGCATAGACTCATATGGCCTAGACCGATTACTTCCACCCGTAATGCTATAGGTAGGTGAAGATTGGGAATTTACGCCGCTAGTTGAGCTTGTGTCAGTTCCTGGAACAACGGCTTTAAAGATAGCATTAACCACCATCGAGCCAGCAATACTAATAGCTGCACCAGCAGCAGCACCCCACGCAGCGCCATAGGCAGCGCCTACTGCTCCCGCCGTATAAACCGATAAAACAACTACCGCAATTAAAGCAACAATCTGCAATGGGTTTGATCCACCGCCGCCACCGCCACCGCCACTAGCTGCCGCCTGAACGTTAATTAACTGCCCGTTTTTTGGGCAAATAATATCCCACTCATCTACAGTTAATAAGCGGTCATCTAATAGGACAATAATTGATTGACGGTCATCAATTCCCGTTTCGAGCAATATTTCTCTAACTGTCGATCCTTGTGCAACCTCTTTAGAGATAACTTTACGATCTGCTCCTATTAAGACTGGATGGGGATGCCAAATAACATCCATAGCATTCATCAAAGGGCTATTTGTAGCGTTCATCACTTCCACTTGTAATATCCCTCTACCATTAAGAAAAATTTGCTTAAATCTCGAATTTTGTGCAGCACTACCATTCCTGCGTTTTCCATAGCATGAAGTACGCATTTATCGCCATTTACTATGCAAAAAACTCCAATATGCCCAGGTCTACCAGCGCAAATCATGAGAACAGCATCCCCTTCTTTTGGGTCATTAGTTTTTTCGCCATAAATAGCGACTAAATCAGTCATTTGCCCTACCCGACCAAGCCTTGAAGATGCTCTTGCAACTTCTATTTCTTCAGGGGTTGGAAGCTTGAAAACTTCACGCCTTACACGACTTAAAAGACGAGCGCAATCAGCTTCACCAGAGACATAAGGATCTCCGATGTAATTGGATGACCAATGCAATTAAAAAATTCCGCTTGAGTTATCTGGTCGATATTGAATGCAAATTGCAGGCCGAGAAAATAGATTGTCAAAACCTAAATCTGCCGTTACTTCTTGCATTGTGACGTTTACGTTATAAAGATTCATGGTAATTTGCCATTCAATTAAATCAGGCCTTGATCGCATGATTTGCATGAATTTAACGGTGCTTCCCTGTCCGCCATTACTTGTTTCGATCCAATACATTAAATCTTGCCCAACGTTATCAACAGCTAACTTTGCTTTTGGCAATTGGCTTTCATAGTCATCTGGCAAAATACATCTAAACGGACAAGCAATAAAAGTATTTCCATTGCTTACTAAGTCTTGCGTATCGTTTATGACTCGAACGGGAACGGTTAATAAAGGATGATCGATTTCCAATAAAACTAATGGCGCTTCTTGTGCGCTAACAGATGAAAGTGTTGACTTATAAGCGGACGAATATGCTCGTGTCATTTATTAACCCCAAGACTCTATTTTTGCTTGCACTTGCCAGGCGGACATTCCACCTAACATTGGGGTTGCGGTAAATCCACCATTGACAAAACGAGCTTGAACTACCGTTCCCGTTACTGGATCAGAATAGTTAAACCAAGAAGCTCCTTCGCTTAGAGTGCTAGAGAACCAGGTTTTAAATGCCAGATAATTGCTCAAACCTTCAATATAAATATTGCAAGTTCTTGTCATCATGACAGTAGATCGAACTTTAGCTTGTCTTGGAGGCCCAGATTCCATATCCGACCTCAGAATAGCGGACTCTCTTTGCTCTTGATAGCCATTAAAAAGTATTTTTGCGTATGTTGGAAGGGTTGGGGTTGTCATTACATTGCCCTTCTAAGACCAAAAACGCTTGCCATTTGCTGAGACATTGCTCCGTTATTTCTAAGGTCTGTTGCCATTGCTTTTTTAACTAATACTTCTACATCAATTCCGCTATCATTTTTCTTGGCTGTGGCAACTGCTGTGTATCCATCTCCACCAGCTTCATTATTTACAGTAATATTTATGACGTTTCCAGGTGTTTGTGCGCCTAGAGACTTCACCCCAAGCTTTCCAGATCCGTCACGAGTTAACGGCATTACGGCCTCTGTTCCAGCCTCCCCCATTAACCCTGTTCCACCATTTGCCATTGGAAATAATGTTGGAGTTGAAACAACGCCGCCATTAGCAAATGGAATTACATTTCCGCCGCTAAAAATATTTCCGTTTGCGCTTTTGTTTGCCAATGCTGAAGATGGGCCAATAAAATTGGAACTTCCTTCTGTGGCAGATCCGTAGCCGCCTAATCCAATGGCTTGACCTAAGCTAGTTGCAATTCCAGAAATAGCGGCACGGGCTTGAATACGAATTAAATCGCTTATTACGCTGGTTGCAAAGTTAGAAAAATTAAGCTTTCCTGTCATGGCAAAGTTCACAACAGCATCTTCCATGTTTTTAAAGCCGTTACTAAAAGCGGTGCTTGCGCCTGTTGCTGCGTTGTTAGCGGCATAAGAATAATCTGCAATAGATTTACTAGCGCCAGCGCTCCATGAAGTTTCTGCGGCCTGACGTTGGCGAACAGCATCAATTTGCTGTCTAGTTGCCGATTGCGTCAGATCAGTCATTCGCTGTAAAGTTTTTTCCGATAAATCGCCGTATTCTTTAGTAAGTTGAGCCTTTTGCTTTTCTAAATCAACCGTATTTTTATGTTCAATGTTTAAAATTTCAACTTCTTGAACATTTTTTCCGATTAATTGCTGTTGAAATCCTAAGTCTGAATTTTGAATTTCTAAGTTTTTGGCATAGGCATCTACACCTCTTGATTCGTCTAATTCTTTAATTTTTGCAATTAATGGCGCTGCTTGATCTGCTACGCCTTTTTCTGAAGCTTGCAGCTCCAGCATTGCGATTTTGTTAGATTCAACTTGAGTGGATTGAGCCTTAAGCGCTGCTAAAAAGTTATTACCAGCAGAATTATTTTTCAATCCTAGGGCAGCATTAACATCATTATTTTTATCGGCATCGACTGGATTTGCCAAAGCTGCCGCATTCTTCTTTTGATAATCTTTAAGGATAGTTAGTCTATCTTCAAGGGTTTTGATAAGCTCACTATTGTTTCCGCCTAAACGCACAACTCCAGGATTGGAGGAAGCGCTGGCATCATCAGCTTTTAATTTATCAATCTTTGCCTGGGCGGAAGTAATTTCATCGCCTACATGAGTAAAGTCAACGCCCGATAACGATAATTTTAAATTGGCTGCGTTATAAAGGCTGGTAAAGAATCCATCTCCAGCTTTTCTCGCTTCATTGAAAGCTTCAATAGCAATATTGATGCTAGGTACTAAATGCGATGCGAACTCAACACCAAGATACTTAGTGTTTTCGGTCATTATTTTGATGTTATCGCCAAATTCTTTGGCATCAGCAGCAAATTGAGTAGATATTTTTGAGTGAGTATCGTCAAATCTTTCATTTAACTCACGCAAAAACACTAAAGCCTCTGCCCCACCCTTGCCCCCAATAGATTTCATTACATCTTGAACGGTGTTAGGGTCTAATCCTTGAATGGATTTAGCAACTCGTGTCATTAGCTCATCTGGAGCCAACGTTTTAAGTTCTTGTACGCTAATGCCCAAAGCCGTATAAACTGCGGCTAAATTTTTATTGCCATTTGCGGCTTGCGATGCGGAAATTTCTAATTTCTTCATCAATCCCGCAACGGTGTCCATCTGGGTTCCAGCAAGACTAGCAATTAGCGTAAATTTGCTAATAGATTCAACGCTAAGACCCGTTTTGATGGATAGGTTAGCCATTGACTCACCCATTTCAATAGCGCCGCCCACAAGCTCTTTAAAGACAAATCCGCCACCAGCTACCGCACCTAAAGCTAAACCTACTGCGCCAAATCCTTCTAACGCTTTTGAAATTGGGCTTTCTAACAAACCCATAGAATCAGCAACGCTTTTAAAACCATGCTCTGCCGCATTAGCAGCGTCCAACATAGAAGCTTTAATGTCACTACCGCCACGCCTGGCAATCTCAGCAGCACGAGAAAAGTCCGATTGCAAAGATGATGTATTAGCTGACATCGAGATATTGAGTGCGCCAATACTTGTAGACATTATTGCTTCCCTTTTTTGCTGAACAACGCTTTTAACCTTACCGATTGAGTTTTTGGATCAATGGGTTCTGGCTCTTTTGGTTTTACAACTTCTTTTTCTGGCAATTCAACCCAAGGCATAAAATCCATTGGAGTAAATGGTTCAGTTTTTTCATTTGATCGATTGATATTTCCTAGCATCGCAAGCTGTTGCGATAACAAAGAATCAACACGGCTATCTGCGTCTGGCTCAATCTGAAAATAAGCAGCCCATTCAGCCATTTGAGCCGAACTAAGCTGCTTTAGTAATACATCTGGATGAATTACGCCTAACTTAAGGCAGAGTCGGAAGGCAAGCCGTCTCCAGTAACGGCTGCGGAGTTTTTTTCCAGTTCCTCAAGATCCTCTTTAGAGATCCGATTAATCCTAGAAACAACTTCAAACACCCGATCAACAGCGCCAGCAAACTTTGTGCCAAGCATTGGTAACTCTTCATCTGTAAATAGACGCTGACCAAATTCATCAACTAATGCAAGTCCAACATAAGCGGCACGAATACCAATGCCGCTTTTGTTGTTCATGTTATAAAGCTTGTATTCCACAGCGTCTTTTGCATCAGCAGAAAAGCTGGTTACCAGAACTTTACCGCCCCACTCTGGAACGTCTACTTCTTCACGCTTTAAATCACTAGCGGCAATAATGTCCGCTTTTGATAAGAGTTTTTTAGACATTAGATGGAAGCCCAAGCAACAGCTCCAGAGATACGAATATCAACAGAACCTTTAACGATTGCATCAACGCCGCCAGCTACAGAAAATTTCTTAACATAACCAGTAAAAATAGCGTTTTCGCCATTTGACAAAAGCAATTTAAAAGTTTTTCCAACTTGGCTATCACGCAAAGCCAATAATTGAGTTTGTCCTGCATCAGAGAAATCACGGTCTAGCTCAATAGAGAATTGACCATTATCCTCAAGACCCAAGCGGTATTCTTTAGCTGTACTTGCCAAGTTTGTAACGTCAAGCTCAGAAGATGAGCCATCAAAACCTGAGAAAGTTTTAATATTGCCGACGGCTGTATAAGTTGGGCCACCAGAAATAGCGGTGTCAACAGAAAAGGTAGTTCCTTGTGCTGAAATAGCGGTTGAAGTCATGTTAATTCTCCATAAATGAAAAAACCGCCCAAAGGCGGCTGAAAAAAAACCACCTTGCGGTGGCTATTGGGCGGTTACTACTAAATTATTTTTGATACCAAACTGAAAAATCTTGCGTTACTCGATAGAGCTTTACTTCAGCTTCATATAAATCACCCGCTGATAATGGGGTTACGTTTATATTAAGCATTGCAGATCGAATCTGATCTGCTAAATCTTGTGCCTCGCCATAAGTTTTTGAAAAAACATCAACTTGCAAACGGGTGTTTTCAATGGGAACTGTGCTGGCAATATTGACTTCTGGAGCATTAGACACTTGCATATAAACAACATATGGAAGAACGGGTTTATCTGGCCCTGTTAACGGATAACATCTCCCGCCAACCACATCACCTATTGCAGCTTGAATTGTTTGAATCATGTTCATGTAGCAGCCAATTCTTCTATTTTTGTTTCAAGCTGTTGCCTAATAACTTCCAGCGCCTGATCTTTTTCAACGTCCCAAGCTGGCCTCATAAATGGATGTGCTGGAACAAATCTGGCATTTGATAATGATCTTGCGCTTGTTCGATGTGCTTCCCAATTTGATCCATGCCGAATTCCTCGGTCAGAAATCGTAAAGTTAGGATTTGGCGGAACGTAATAGTGACCACGCTCTACCCATTCAGCATAAAAAGCATCTTGACTAAGATTGCCTTTTTTACCTTTGTTGCGGTATTTTTTTCCCATCTTTACCGCTACCTTATAGGTTGCCTCGTAATCATTTGATAGTTCTGGGCAAAATACGGTAATGATGGATCTTTTTAATGTTCCAGGGGGCTGATGCTCACCCCAAGTAAATCCATTTAATTCTGGGGCTTTATCTTTTACAGCCTTTTGCATAAACTTTGCGCCTGCAGAAACGCTTTGTTTTAATGCTTGTTTTGCAATCTTGGCGGAGAGTCCAAGTAATTTTGTATCTAACTCTGCCCAACCATCCATGACCACATTGTTAGCCATCCGATAATCCCTCGACGCAAGATAAATTCATTGTTCTATGACGTTCGTTTTCATCTAATACGCTTTGAATATCCAAAATACGAGATCCATACATAATTCTCATTTTTGGGGTTACGCCAGAGCGATAGCGAATGGTGACAATATGCGTTTCGCTAGATTGCAATGCTTCAGCAGAGATATTCTCTCTTCCGCTTGATGGCACTACTTCACCCCAAACCGTTGCAAAATCTGTCCATGAGGTCAACTGTTGACCATAATCATCTTGAGATGTGCTGCGCTGCTGAATTGTTAAACGCTTGCGTAATAGACCAGATTGCATATTAATAAGTAATTAATCTATAGGGTGCAAGTAATTGGTCTACAAAAGGCATAGAATCTACGGTTCCACGTTGTAAAACAATATCGGACTCACGGTTTTCATACATGGCGCCAATTCTTAAATACATCCAAGATTTAATTGGTTGAGGAACCGCTGATGGGCTGACCCAACCAGCAGTCAAAGTAATTGCAATTGCATTTATTTCATTTCTTGTTGCAGGCCAAGTAGTTCCGTAAGCTGGCAAAATTCTAGCTGGTTCGGAAACATCATCTACTTTATAAAGCGATGGATCTAGCGTTTGCTGAACTCCATCTTGATCGATATATTGAATAGAGTCCACGCTAATGAGTGGGGAATAAGGCAAATAAATCTCGTAATTTGTGCGTCCATCTGGACTTAATACTGTTAATGGCCCTGGAGAATCACCCCATTGTGGCCCATACCAGTTTGCACTTCCAACGTTCATTGATGGTGATGGAAACTGGTCAAGCGTCACTAGCCATTGCTGATTAATAAATGCTCTACGGCAAATTTGCTCCGCTTGCTGTCTAACGGAAGAAATTAATCCCTGTATCAGGGAATTATCATCATCAATATCAACCCGCAAATGAGCCTTTGCTTCTGTTAGTGAAATCGGCTCAACACTTGGCGGGGTTAATAGTTTAGATGGCATTTATTTAATTTCTGGTGCTTGTGCAAAAGAAGTTACTTCTGGAGCTTGAGCAATTGCTTTTGGCTCTGGCTTAACTTCTGCTGCGGATATTTGGTCAAAATTAGGAATTGCTGAGCCTGAAATAATGGCATCTAAAGCAACTTGATCTTCTACAACTACCACTTCGTTAGTGGCTACATATTTAATTTGACGCATAATTTTTCCAATAAAAAAGGGAGAGCCGAAGCCCTCCCTTATTCCATACAATTACAACTGTTAACTAGCTGAGAATTTTACAACCTTAATTGCTTCAGAGTTCACTACGGCTCCACCTGTACGTTTTGTCACATAGAATCCGATATAAGGTTTATTTGAGAACGGATCACGAACAACACGAGTGCCAACACGATCAACGATCAAGTAGCCACGTTTGAAGTCACCGAAAGCGATTGAGTAAGAACCAGCAGATTTGCCTGGCATATCTTCAGCTTCAGTTACGTTATAGCCTAACAATTGATTTGGCTTGCCTGGAACTGTAGAGAAATCAAACAAATAACGACCGTTTGAATCTTTCAATGCTGCCAATTCAAATAATACTGATTTGGACATTACCCAAGAAGCGTTTTGACGATAGCCAGCTTTAAGTTTGCTTACTGCTGCAAACAGAATATCAGCCTTGTTTGATGCAGCAAAGTCACCAGAAACGCCTGTAGGTACATATTGCAATGAACCGAATGCACGAGTAGCGTCATCAGTTGCAGCGATAGTGCCTGACAAGAAACCAGTTGGTTGATTTGTGCCTGTACCGTTAATAAATGCAGCGCCTTCAGCACGACCAAATTCTAAAGCGATATTGTCAGCAAGCCATTGTTCAGCGTTGAAGAATACATCGTCAAGCATTTGTTGAGTAGCTTGGGCATTTGCATAGAGTTCTCCAATAGTAGGCTTAACATCTTTGATCTGTGGAGTTGCAGAAGCTGTGCGAGCATCGCTTTCGCCAACCCAACCAGAAGCAGTACCACGCACGTTAACGATGCGATGGAAGTCTGGTGTAGAGATTTGTTGAACGTCAGCCAAACCACGAATAGGCGATACGTTAACGATCAATTCTTCGATCATTGCATCGATAGTCTTAGGAACTGCATAGCCACCATCAGCGCCAGAGTTTGAACCAGTTGCCAAAGCTTTAACTTCTACAGTCTTGTCATACTCAACACCCTTTCGGATATATGAATTAAAAGCAGACTTGTGTTCAGCTTGTGCGGCATCTTCTTGGGATGCGTTACCAGCAAAACCAGGGCGGCCCATTTTGGCTTCTAATGTTTCAACGGTAGACTTCAAAGAACTCATTTCGTTAAATGCTTTTTCTAAAGATTCTTTAGTTTCAGCAGCAGTTTTTGCGGATACTTCATCATTGATTTTTTTGAAATCAGCAAAGGCTTGATTGCCCTTTTCGATCAAAGTGATAATTTCTTGGCTCATATTATTTTCCTTAAATAAGCGGTTTGGATTGAGCTTCTAGTTAGGCTTTAATTGTCAGAAATCTGGCAAGTAAGGCTTCTTCTATCTGCTTTGCTTCTTTGTCCACACCAGAATCACTCTGTTTTAGACCGTTCACCCGTGACACAAAGGCCACAGATGCCGAGCGTGAAAGTCCACAAGAATCTCTCAGGTAGCGTTCAGCACTCTTAAAATCGGTAATATCGTCAATTGATTTGACGGCATCAATTCTTGCTTGGTCATTCATGGGGAAAGTCACTACGGACACTTCCCATAAATCACCTTTATCAATCGTTCTGATACCAGATTTGTTATCAAAACTGTCTTTTTTGGTCATAAATCCAATGGATAAACCAGAGATTGCCCCCATCTTCATCAACTCATAGGCTTCTGCGCCCTTTTGAGTTTTCAATGCAAGCTGGCCTTCTACATATAGACCATTCTCATCTTCAATCATCTTGGTGTAGACACCAATTGGTTGAGTTGCATCATGCTGCCAGAGCAACGCAGGCATACGGCCTTTTTGCGCTAAACCTTGCAAGGATTCAGTAAAAGCACCCTTTGCAACAATGTCATCACCTTGATCTACTACATCGTAGACGGAACCATATCCCTCAAAAGTACCCGTATCGCTTACGGATTTCACTTCAAAACTAACTTTTTTATGTTCCATAGTTACCTCTACTTTGCTGGTTCTGTATTTGCGGTTTCGCCCTCGGCTAGATCGGCTTGTTCATCGGGGTCATCTGTGCCATCGGTCATATTGAGTGGCATTAATGGAATATCTAAACCATCAAGCGGATTTAAAATGTTTCCGATTTCTGATTCAGCGTGTCTTGCTTCATTGCGAGTTAACCAGCCGTCTAATATGCCGTTATGGTAATAAGCAGAACGGGCTGATGCGTCACCTCTTAACAAAGATGTGACATTAAATTTCACGTTGTATTGCAAACGCTCTTTAGGCGTAAGTAAATCTCGTTTAATGGCTTTCTCAAATCGAACCAGCCAAGGCATAAGCGTGTAAGAAACAAACTCAAGAGACATTTGTTCAATGTTGCTAAAGGTGGCACGTTCTAAATCACCAATCATGTGTGGAGGCACACGGAAAATTGAGGCTATTTCTGAGCGTTGAAATTTACGAGTTTCTAAAAATTGACTGTCATCTGCTGACATACTAATTTTCGTAAACTTCATTCCCTCTTCAAGAATGGCAGTTTTATGAGAGTTTTCGCCGTTATAAGCGTTATCAAACGAGTCTTTTAAACGACTATAAGCCTCTTGTCCAATCTTATTGGGATGCTCTAAAACACCACCCATCTTTGCGCCATTACGGAACAATTGGGAACCAAATTTTTCAGTTGCTAAAGATAGTCCGATTGACTCACGAGCATAAGCAATCGGAGAAATTCCAAGCCATCCATTAAGCGTTAAGCCTCTAATATGGAATAACTCTCCAGGGCCAAGGCTTTGAAAGCTGCCATCTGGTAGCGTCACTTGGTAATCTAATTTAAATCCCGTTCCCATATTGACCCGAACCATATCAGGGTGCAATGGGAGTAATTCAACTACTCGACCAGATGATGTTCTGTTGATATAAGCATAAGCATTACCACGCAAACAAAGGCTTGCGATCAGCATTTCCATGAATTCAACGCTGGTTTGCCAGTCATTTGGCTGATCGTGAAGTAAAGCAAATAACGGATGATTTTCCGCAATTGTTTTAGATCCGTCTTTATTCTTTTGGTACAAAGTGCAAGGTAGCATCGCAATCGATTGCGATAAAACTTGTACGCAAGCATAGACAGTTGATGCCTGCAATGCAGTTTGTGGGTTTACTACTATTCCAGAAGATGATGC